GCCGACGAATAGCCCCATGTATCACCCCTCCAAGATCGCCCACCGCATCCGCACCGAGGTCGAGGACGTATACCACTTCACCCCTGTCCGGCGCTCGGTGGACGAGGTCGCCGCGTACGACCAGTACCTCCGCGACCAGGGCCGATACATATTCAACGACGAAGGCCAGCCGACGGGATGCCAATCCCTCGACGATTTCGACCGCCGCTGGCAGCTCAACGAGCGCTGCATGGTCATGGTTGACGCGGACTATGGCGTCACCCGCTACGGCTTCGTGATCGACGAGGAAGCCGTGATCAAGCGGTTCGCCTTCCGCGTGGCGCAACAAATCCTGTTCGGCATCATCGCGGATCTCGAACTGGACGAGGTGGCGATTGAGATCATGATCCTGAAGGCTCGCCAATTGGGGATGACCACAATCGTCGAGTTGCTGATCATGCTCCGCATCGTCTTCTCCTATGGCGTCAATGCGGTTATAGCGTCGGCGGATCAGGGTAAGTCGCTGATGATGGCCAAGAAGCTCCTGATGGCCTACGACATGCTTCCCGTGTGGCTGCGCCCTCAGTACACCGCCCGTGTGGAATCCGAACGAGGTAAGCTGGAATTCGGCACACTAAACTCCGGCGTGTCGATCCAGCACGGCAACCAGATGTCGGGTATCGCTCGTGGCGCGACGCCTACTGTCTACCACCTCAGCGAATGCGCCTCCTTCTCCAACGCCGCCGACCAGATCGAGGCCGCGCTGTTCAAGGCCGTCCACCCATCCCCGTCCATTTTCGGCATCCTCGAATCCACCGGCGAGGGCGACGTGGGCTGGTGGGCGGATACGTGGCGTACCTCCAAGGCCAAGTGGGCTGCGCGCACCGCCCGCCTGCTCCCACTGTTCCTGCCGTGGTTCGTGGGCCTAGACATCTACCCCAAGCCAGCGTGGATGCGCGCGCATCCGGTGCCGCCTGACTTCTACGCCAACCGGCTTCCCGACACGCAGGAGCACGTGGCGAAGGCCGAACTCTACGTCCGTACCCACGACCTGATCCGCCGCCACCTGTGTTGCGACCATCCGAACCTCCCCGCCGGCAAACGCTCGTGGTGGGCGGACGGCACGATGCCGATTGAGCAGCAATGGTTCTGGGAGGTGGGCCATGAGGAGGCGAAGGCGAAATCCCTTGAAGGCACGTGGTTCCAGGAGATGGCAAGCGACGACGTGGAAGCATTGCAGCGGTCCTCCGAGTCCGTGTTCGGCTACGAGGTCATGACCCGCGTGGACCGCGAGCGCAAGCGGGACTACGCTGTCTATGGCATCTCTGGCCAGTCCATCGAGGACGATTACGAGCCGGACCCTGCGGACATCGACTACGACGTTCCCCGCGTCCCCGTTGTATTCCGCAACCCGCGCGGCCCTGTGTACAACTGGGAACTCATCCCTCTGCGTTACGACGCCGCCCGCGTCGAATCCTACAAGAAGTCGAATCCCGACGCGTTCTGGGACCTCGGCCAAGGCCGCCTATTCGTGTGGCATCCTCCCCGCCCGAACGTCGATTACTCCATCGGTATCGACACCGCCGAGGGCAAGGGGGAAGATTCGACCGTCATCTGCGTGACCGAGATCGCGCCGCAACCGGGGATGCCGGACATCCAGGCCGCCGAGTTCCGCTCCTCCCACGTCTCTCATGTGCAGGCGTACGCGTTCGTCATATCCATCGCCGCCTACTACGCCTCGGCCATGCGCGACAACCTGACCTACAAGCAGCCGCTCATCGCGCCGGAAGTCGTCGCGTCGGTCGGCGATATCGTTCTCGTCCAGCTCCGCCAGATGGGCTACTCGCGCCTGTTCCGGTTCTCCCGCTACGACAACGCGAAGTCCACGAAATCGAACAAGCTGGGATGGTACACGTTCGGCTGGTCGCGGTCCATCCTCATCAACTCGTTCATTGACACCATCGAGCGTGGCTGGTATCAACTCAACTCCCCGTGGACGCTGCACGAGTGCGAGCATTTCGAGTCCCACTCCACCGCCTCCGGCAAGATCAAGCAGGAGCACGAGGACGGCGAGCACGACGACGGGATATTCGCCGCCGCTATCTCCATCGAGATCGTGCGCGGGAAGCAATCGAAGACCGACCGGTCGAAAAAGCGGTTCATGGGCGACGCCGACGCGCAGCGGCTGCCGGCGATCGACCTCGCGCCGTATGGCGGCCAGACGTTCCCGACGCGCAGCCTCGACGGCCACGCGCCGATTCGGTTGGAAGACTTGTAGCCTGTGATATATCTGGAGGTAGCTATATGGCGATTCACCTTAGATGGTTTGAGCGACGGGACGGGACGGTGTTGCTCCCTCCCGACTCCGCGACCCCATGCCCCCGCGACTGCATCGAGCGCGAGGCGAACACGCTCGCCGAAGTGGAAGCCCTCGAGCGCCGCCTGCAACTCGCCTCCCGCTGCGTCGCGGAGCAGGAAGTCGAGCGTGACGACGCCGTGTTCGCCGCATCCCGCGAGCGCGTGCGCGCCGACCTCACCACCACCCTCGCCTCGTCGCACACCGACCCCTTCGAGAAGGAGTTCATCCGCGAATACCTCAAACTGCGCGACGAGAAACGCGCGCGCCACCGACAACGCTTCCTCGAACGCCAATCGTACTTGATGGCGCTGGCGCACGACGAGGGAAAGTCGGCGGACAGCATGCTTGAGAAGTTGGACCTCTAAGGAGCCTACACAATGGCGATGGACGAACCCCGACGCGATGGCAAGCCGTGGGAGTGGCAAGTGCCGCCCGCCGCCACCCCACCTGAACGACGCCTTGGCTGGATCAACGAAGCGACGGAATCCGGCCAGTCGTGGCTCCGCTCCCAGCGTGGACACACCGACTTCCGCCAAGCATTAGACATCATCTCCGGCACGGCCACGCCGCAGGCTCTCAAATACCGCTCCACGCTCTCCTCCAACCACCTCAAGCGCAACATCCGCGAGGTCGTCGGTACCCTCGCCAAGCTCCGCCCGCTGTGGGGCTACTCCTCCGACAACGCCGCGTTCGCGCCCAACGCCCAGCTATTCAACCTGTACGTCCGCGCGTGGTACCTCGAAACCTTCGCCGACGTGAAGATTAAGGAGGCGCTGCAATACGCCGCCGCGACCTGCACTGGCTGGATCCGCCCGGTCTACTCCCGTGACTTCGCGGGCCAGGGCCGAGGCCAGGTACGCCTTTTGTCCTATGGCGCGCCGTGCATTCTTCCCACCCAACTCCCCCCGTCCGGCGACTACCAGCAGGCCTACGCCATGACCATCCTCGACGAGATGCCGATCTACATGGCGCACGGAATGTTCCCGAAGTGGCAGGCCTACCTCCGCCCCACCTCATCCCTCTACTGGTACTCAAACGAAATCCGCCGCTCCACCCAGGGCAACCTGTGGCAGCGCATGTTCGGCTACGGCAAGTCCGCGATGGGCTCCACGCCGGGCATCGGCGACCTGATGGTCCCGATCCGCTACACCTACGTCGTAGACCTCACGCGGAACACGACCGATCACGACATCCCGATGGGCGAGGAAGGGACATCGTGGGCCTATACCGTGAAGCCGGGCGAACTCCTCTACCCGCGCCGCCGCCTGCTCATCTCCTCCGAATCCGTGGTGATGTACGACGGACCCTCCTTCGACTGGCATGGACGCGCGCCCTGCATCCCGTTCACCACCGACCACTGGCCTTGGGAGCCGCTGGGATTCTCGATGGTCCGCGACGGCTACGACCTCCAGCAGGCGATGACGGAACTCGAACGCGGCACGATGGACAAGGAGCGCGCCAAGCTGGACCTGCCGCTTGGCTACGATATCAACTCGGTCACTAAGAAGGAAGCGCAGCAGTTCGACCCGATGGCACCGCGCGGGCGGGTAGGATTCGATGGCTCTCAAGTCACCGAGCCCTTTAAGTCGCCAGTTGACCTCAACGTCTACGTGACGCAGGAAACGACGCTCAAGTTCTACGACCTCCTGAAGAACGCGCTGGACGAGCAACTGGCGATCAAGGATGTCCTCGCGCTGGCCAAGGCCCGCATGGCGGGGGACGACTTGGAGAAACTGTTGGAGGCGAACGGCCCCATCGTCGAGGACATGTCCCGCTCGATGGAGCCGCCGATGCGCGAGATCGCGGACCAGGTGAAATACCTCGTCCTGCAGCACGTTCCTCCTGCTCGCATCATGCAGGTCGTGGGCGAGGACAACATGACGCTGGAGGCGTTCGATTACAAACCCTCGACCATGGTCCCGTCGCACCTCCCTGGCGAGGACCCCGGCACGGCGGATTCGCCCAAGCCCTCTCCCACCGGGGAGATCGACCGCGCGCGCACGTTCGCCGACAACCTGCGATTTGTGATCACGCCGCGCTCGCTCCACGAGATGACGCAGATGTCGATGCGTCTCGGCCTGATCCAACTCAAAAAGGCAGGCGTGCAGATCGATTCGCAGACCATCGCCGACGCATGGTCGGTCCCCAACTATGGCAATATCGAAGGGTCCACGGTGCAGGAGAAGTTCAAGAACGAGCAGAAGGGGAACCTTATCTTCGCCGCGCAGATGAAAGAACTCGGCATGTCGCTGACCGAAAGCGGCCAGATGAATCCCGCAGGCGCGGCAGCTGGCGGCAAGCAGCAGGAGGGCAGGCCGCCATCCGGCCAGCAAGCTCCCGCCCTTAAGCAAAAGCCAGATGGCAGAGCCTTCGTGAGTGAGAGTTCAGGTGGAGGTCAAACAGTATGAGCGCCGTCGCACCGGCCTTCGTCGATACTCCTACCCGCCGCGTCACCCTCTCCAACATTCGTACGTGGATGCGCTACCGCCGCGAACTAGCAGGCTTCGTGATCGACGTTCTATGCGTGCTCATCAACGAACGCGCGACAGGCCGACTCTCCATCGATCTCACGCAGGGCTGCGCCGCCTCCGCCGAATTCGTCGAGCGTGTCGACATCGACGACGCGCACTAACGATTTAGTTTGACATTCCCTCCGCTGTGTGAGTACAGTTGCGCTGACGAGATTCTTTGCTGGCGATGCTAGCGACACGGTTCGCTCCCATCGCACCGAAAGGCTCATCGAGGATTAACCTCCTTGGTGGGCCTTTCGTCATTCAGGCGGGATCTGATTCGCGTTATGCAGAAAGGAGAACCTACCATGCGCTCGATCAACGAATTCGAAGTCCGCAATCGCGGCAAGAAAGGCAAGAAGAAACACAAGAAATAGTCCGCCCTAACCCGGAAACGAGGCGCTAGGGCAACCCGGCACTCTCCGAGCTAGGATCAACCGAGGTCAGGGGCGGGCCACCGTACCCACCCCATTCATTCCGCACACGACGCGGACGTACCACCCAACGAGGTCACGAATGGCATACGGCAAAAAGTCCCACGGCGGCGGCGCAGGACGCGCCAAGCTGATGGGCACCAAGATCGGCAATCACGGCAAGGGCGGTGGAGGCTTCAAGCTCCACTCCGACATGCGCGAATCAGCGGCCAAGGGTCACGACAAAGCGCCCAAGATGGCGCGGAAGGCGGTCTAACATCGCCACCTCGCCCATGGCCACTGTGCCGCCGCCTCCGGGCGGGCCGATGCCTGCGCCGCCCACTGGCGGTGCGGACGCATCCCCGGCACCTGCGGCTCCATCACCCACCTCCGAGCAAGGCTCGCGGCTGGTGATCCAGACGGTGCAGGCGCTACGAAAGATCAGCAGCGACTTTCCCGCAGCCGCGCCAGCGATATCGAA